TCAGGCTTCAAGGCAAATGAATAAACATTGATACCAGTAACAGGGATGTTGGTGTGGTGTTGGTATGGTTGGACCAAGTTGAAGTAAGATCCGAGTCTTTCTTGGAATCTATCATGACCGTTAAGTTGTAATTTAGCTCTGACAACAGGGTTTCTTCCGGCGTTGATAGGACCGAATCCAGCATGATCGGAGTAGTCACCAGCAGTGGTAATAGCACCGAAATCAGTTGGGGCTAAGTTGTTAGCGTTAGGTCCAGGTCCAGCAGGTAAATTGACAGGTCTGATTTGGGAAGTGGTAACACCGTTAGTGGCAATACCAGTAGCACCAGTGTTAAGACCAGCTTGTTGTAAGTATTGAAGATATTCAGCATCAAGGGCGTTGGTTCCGACGAATGGGAAAACATTGGTGGAATCTTCGACGTTGGTGAATACAAGTTGGGAAGCATCAGGTAATCCTTGGCTGTTAAGAGCATAGTATCCAGAATCAGCATCGAAATCATCAGTGTAGTTGTTCCATTGGTTGTAACCAAGTTTGACGACATCGTCTCTTTGGCATACCCAGATAAGTTCTTTGACAGGGTGGTTTAAGTTCAATTTTACCTTGACGTTTGTGTTAACTGTTGATTCATCGCCGGTGAATTGTAATTGTTCAATTAAGTATTCGTGGGATGTTTGTGCGAATCTTCTTCTTTCATCGGTATCTAAGTAGATGTAGTCAATGAATAAGGAAGCATATTCTAAGGAAGGAACACAGAAAGCATCTAAGCTTCCAGAAACTGAAACACCACAACTGTTTAAGGAACCACCAGTGGAGACGTAGCATTCAGCTTTAGGTCTGAATTCAAGTTCAATTTTAACTTCGTGGTATTGTAAGGCAATAAGAGGAAGGGAAAGACCTGGGTTTCTGCAGAACCAGAATTGGAAAGGAACGTATAAAGTGGTAGCTTCGGTTCTTTGTAATCCAGTTCCGGTAAGAGCAACAGTGTTACCAACCATATTATCGTAACCGGCTTTTAATCCAGCAGGAATGGTAAGTTCATTCCAGATAGTAAGCCAATCACCGTATTGTTTATCGATTCTTTGACCACCAATTTGTACTTCGACAGATTTGATGAGGAAGTGACCGATGTAATTGACCCATCTGAAGAAAGCAGAGGAGACAGTGGCTTCGACTCTTGGAAGAGTAACTTGTAAGTAGATTCTGTGGATTAAATCACCGTTTCTGGAAACAGTGCAAGTAACTTTTTTACCGAAATCGGCAGTACCGTTGAAAGTTTGTTCAATAGCTTCCATGGAGAAGTTGGTATGTCTTCTGTAGACAACTTTGAAGAAAGTGATTTGAGGATTTCCAGTAAGATAAACATCTTGAGCACCGTAGGCTACGAGTTGCATAAGACCGCCAGTCATTTTATAATCTATACTGAGAAAAAAATTTTGAGATTTTACGAAAAAATTCTTTAATTAATTTAATTAAATTAGCTTTTTTTAACCTATTTTTAAACATGCTATTTATTTTTTTAGATATTTTTATTGATAATGAGCAATAAAAATAAAATTATTAAAAATGATGGAAAAATTCTTATATTATAAAATAAAATTATTTCTTAAGATTTTCTATATTTAAATTATTTTTTATAAATTCTTCTATATCTATTTCTTTTTTTATTAATTCTTCTTTATTTTTTGAAAATTCATATTTATTATTATTTAGTTTTTTTATTGACCATCCATCATTCAAAGCATTGCATAAGAATACCATCTTTTGTATAGCATTGTAGCTTATAGCTGAGTTATTATTTACAGAATTTCTATTAGATTCATCCATTTTAAAAAAAAAGTATAAAAAATTAATAAAACTTATACTTATTTTATTTTTTTATTTTATAATTCTTTAATTTATAATTCTTTATTTTATAATTCTTTAATTTATAATTCTTTATTTTATTAGTTAGTGTTTATTTTTCATAAATACTTAAAGTTTATTTTTTTTTATAAATTATAATTAATGGTTTCATCGAAATTAAAAAATGATTCCAAAAAAAATAATTTAAATTTCGATAATATTACAATTGATGCTAAACATAATGAAATTATTGATAAATTTAATAATGATAAAAACTTAATTCCTCAATTAAAGAATGAATTAAATGAATTAATTGAAGAATACAAATCTTCTAAAAATAATTCTTTAAAAAATAATTCTGAATATATAATTGAAAGAAGTATAAAAAAAGATAAAATTTATAAATTAAAAAATAGAATCAATAAAATCATTAGTAATCAAGAAATTAATAATTATTATTTAAATGTTGGTAATTTATTACATGAATATTATAAAAATGTTGATAGTTCTACAAATAATAAAATTCACAGTGATATTGAAGATTTTGAAGAAAATTTATTAAATTATAATAAAGATACAAAAGAATCAAATAAAAAAAATAAAAAACAACAAAAATCTGTTATTGATTTTTTTAATAATAGAATGAAAGATAATTCTGAAAGTCAAGAAAATGTTAATACAAATGAAAATGATATTGAAAATGAAAGTAATTATACATCTATGAAGATTAGTGATTTTATTCAAGAAGAATCTAAATTTAAAAAAAAAAATTTCTTAGATGATTATTTAAAAAAAACAGATCCTAATTATATTTCAACATTAAAAGTAGATAATTCTATATTTAAATGTGAATTATGTGAAAATGAAATGACTTTATATCCAAGTGATGGTATTCAAATTTGTACAGAATGTGGTTATCAAGAATATGTAGTAATTGAAAGTGATAAACCTTCTTTTAAAGATCCTCCTTTAGAAGTTTGCTACTTTAGTTATAAAAGGATTAATCATTTTAATGAATGGTTAGCTCAATTTCAAGCAAAAGAATCAACTGAAATCCCTGATGAAGTTTATGAAAAAATAATTGCTGAAATTAAAAAAGAAAGAATCACTAATTTAGAAAAATTAGATACTAAAAAAATTAGAGCTTATTTAAAGAAAAATAAATTAAATAAATTTTATGACCATGCAGCACACATATTATATCAAATAAATGGTATTTCACCACCTCATATGAGTAAAGAATTAGAAGAAAAATTGCGATTAATGTTTAAAGAAATTCAAGGTCCTTTTATGGAAGTTTGTCCAAAATGGAGAAAGAATTTTTTAAATTATTCTTATGTTTTACATAAATTTGTTGAATTGTTATCATTAGATGAATATAAGGTATATTTTCCTTTATTAAAAGATAGAGAAAAATTACATCAAACAGATATGATATGGAAAAAAATATGTGAAAAAATAGGATGGCATTTCATAAAATCAATATAATTCTTTTTATTTTTATTTTTATTTTTATTTTTATTTTTATTTTTATTTTTATTTTTATTTTTATTTTTATTCCATTTGAAAATTTTAAATAAATTATATTTAAAAAATAATTTATAATTTAAAATATTGATTACATTATGATATTTATATATTTATTTATTTTATGTATTGGTTTTGAAATTGGGTTTGGTTTTGAATTTAGTTATTCAAAATCCAATATTTTATTATATGATAAACATATAAATAATTGTTTAGAAAATTTATTTATTAAAGAAAATGAAAATAATAAAATAAAAATAGTAAATAATAAACAAATAAATAATATGTTTATAGATATTTTAAAAATATATATTGAAAATGAAAATATTAATTGTAAAAATATTAATTATTATCAATTTTTCAAAAATGATTGTTATATAAATGAAAATATAAATGAAAAAAAATATAAATTAAAACAAAATATATTTGTGAATGATTTTATGATTGATTATGGAAGAACGTTAAGTCAATATGAGAAAGAAAAAATATTGGAAATAAATAAAATAACTAATAAAAATATAATATTTCATGTGCAAGATTATGAAAATTTAATATTAAAAGATGATGAATTTATAAATAATTTTGAAATATTAGAATTTCCTAAAATAGATAAAAGATTATTAAATAATTATATAATAAATATGATACAATATTATCAATATAATAATGATTTATTATTAATTAATTGGAAAAAATATGATATAGATAAATTAAATATTAAACAATTAGAAAATTTAATATATGATGTGCATGTTTTAATCAATGTCAATAATAAAAATAAAAAATATTCAAGTATAAATTTATGTAAAAATATTTTAAATAAAAAATTTAAAAAATTAAATATAAAATATTATAATAAATAATTAAATATTAGTAGGGTAATAGCTCATATAAGGGTAAGGATAGCTACTATAAAATTGGTAAGGATATCTGTATGGATTTCTATAAATCGGATATTTATAAAAGGTTAATGGGTCAGAACCAGTGGTTAAATAATCAAATGGTGAATAAGAATATGTTTGAAAAGTTTCTATATCATTATACATATTTAAGTAGCAAAAAGAGCAAATAATCAATAATATTAAAATTGTAAATAATATGTAATTATCCATAATTAATAATAACATATTTTTTTATTATAATAAAAATTTTTTATTATAATATTTTATATGGTCTATGAAATAATTTTAATAATAACAACTTTATGCATTTTATTATTCATTTATATATTATATATAACAAATCAAAAAAGTAATCAAGAAATATTAACATGTATTAAAAGTCGTTGGGGTTGTTGTAATGATAATTATACACCTGAATTAGAT